TTTTGATGTAAACTGTGCTCCGCCCTTTGCAGCAATTCTCACTTCATAATCATCACTCAACATTTTTAATTTAGAAACTTCAAATACAGCAGAAAATGATTGTCCGGATGTATTTGATTGTTCAATTTTTCTACGATGTCTTTCAGAAGAATTATTACTATTATTTGTAATGGTTTCAGAAACCATATAGATATCAGTTTCATCACCTTCAAAAACTAAATTAGTAAAACCATTAATAGCGGCAGATTTTTTACCATACTCTAATAATGACTCACTAATTGTAAATACAATATCTGGTTTTTCAATTACATACTTTTTATTTCTATCTAATTCTTCTACAAGTTTGGCATCACAAAAGCGAATGTCTTGGCTTGTTTTATCTGATTTAATTACCAGATATTGTTTATCTTCTGGAAATTCTAAAACTGTATCTCCTGTAGATGAAACTAAAGAGTACACAGAAATAAAATGATTTAAATCAAAGATACAAAACTCTTTTGGAAAATCCTCATCAAAGGAGGCAAATGCAAATAAATTTCCAGAATTGGCAACTGTACTTTGCATTGCTCCTTCATAGATATGAATTGATTCATTGATTGAAGCAAAGTTAGATAAGAACAATAGGTCTGATTTTGAAAGTTTCATCATAATTAATACTCCTCTTTTGAGATCACAATTTCAATTAAAATACCAGCCGAACCTTTAGAAATTTCGTAAGTACTCCAACGATTATCTTGGAGAAAACCATATTTCTTAAAACTAAAAACTGGAACACACTCATCTTCAAATACACAATCTAATGTGTTTGTCTCATAATCTATTCCAAGATTATACATACTTTCAATTAATTCTTGATTATTTTTAAACCGTCCTAATAATTCATGTGGTTGAATATATATCAACATTATACCATATAATTTTAAAAAAGTAAAGTTTTTTTAACCTTTAATATCAATTGTAGGAATTTCTTGTTGTCTTGTACTCACTTGTTCCATTGCAGCAAGTGCTTGTACAGAACCACGATATACGTAAGTTCCTACATGACTCAATTGCATCCAAGGACATGCCCAGATTTTAGTTCCTGCTTTACGTGACATTTGACAAAAGAAATAATCTTCAGAAAGAAGACGATTAGTTTCACCACCAGTTGTATCTGGTCTGTCGAAGTCTACATGAAAATATGCAGTAATATTTTTTGAACCATTAAAATCTTTTGAATGATTATGGTCTGGTCTATATTCATAATTAGGATATGCATTACGATATGTTTCTAGTGCAGTTTTACTAATCATCATAAAACCAGTTCCGATTTCTAAAACTTCTACAGGCTTAAAAATTTCAATTTCACCTCTATGTGCGGGATTAAAAACGAAATCCCCACCAAATTCTGATAATTTATTAGGATCATCTAAAAATCCGGGAACCTTTGCTGCCTTATCTACTCTCGGCCAAAGAATATGTTTTTTAGGATAAAGTCCACCAATGACTTGATGGTCTTCATCTGAAAGATGTAATAAATGTAATACATCTCTTGGATCAAAAACAATATCAGCATCAATAAACATCATATGAGTGAAATCGGAAATTTCAAAATAATGCGTGAGATAGTTTCTGGCTCTCTGAATCAAACTTTCATTCATAATAAATTTACACTGAAGTTTAATTCCGAAATAAGAACAAAGAGTGTTGAGGTCAATTAGGCGAGATGCTGTTTCAGCTACCATCATTCCACCATAACAAGGCATACAAACCATCAAACTTTTACCTTCAAAGTCTTTAGGTTCTAATTGTGTTTTCATACCTGGGGACACATTACCAGTATTTTCTGCTTCAGCCATTAATATACTCCAAAATAAATTAATAAAATAGTAGAGAACACTTACACTACCACTGTTTCTCTACTATTTAGGATGTTTTAAGAAGCGGAATCAAAAATATTCCACAATTTTTCAATTAAAAGTTTTCGTTGATAAATCAAATCGGCTTGCAAAACTCTATCATAAGATTGCTCTAATTCTGTATATTCTTCCAAAGTTTCAAGATATAATTTGAACAACTTATGCCTTTCATCATAATCAGCAGAATCTAATAAATAATGTTGTTTTTCTTTCTCATCAAAAACTTCATCTATAAGTTGGTCTAATGTTACTAGGTTTTCCTTTTCAATTGGTTGATGATTAGGGTCAACAACAGTTTCATCAATCTTTTTATAAAGTGATAAGAAGGAATCTCGCACTTCTTCATCAAATCTAGAGATTGCGTATTGAATAGCTTTTTCTTTATCGTTCAATACGGAATAAATGTCCAAAATATGAAACAATCTCCGTGTTGTTACAAGTTCATCAATTGCACCATCTTTGTAAGATTTGCGAGTGACTTCTGCCCATTGCGCAAGTTTATTTGTATAATCCTTATCATCAATATTGATATTGTATACTTCAATGTACTTATCCAACATCTTGATTTCTTTAGCTTTTGGTGGATAGTCATGGTCAATACACATTACAAATCGCTCAAGAAATGCGGTGTTTTGAATGTTAGTTCCGATGTAACGTCCAGATTCAGAACCATTCCCCTTTGTATTGTCAGTTGCAATAATATTGAATCCTTCTGCCGGAATAACACGTTCACCAGTTTTCTTGATTAGAAATGGCTTGCCTTCTAGAATGCCTTGCAATGCCAACATCCGTGCTGGATTGCCAGCAAAGATTTCATCTAGTAATACAATGCCACCAACTTTAGCGGCTTCCACTAGTGGGGAGTCCTCCCATACTGTTTCACCATTAATCAGATTGTAGTGGCCAAGAATATCCATCTCATCTGTTTCAACAGTAATATTCATACGATAGAAATTACGCTTGTTTTTGGCACAAGCTTGCTCTACCATTTTAGTCTTGCCATTACCAGAATCGCCAGTAATTACGACAGGCATGAAACGTTTGGATGCAATTACGGCATCTACTACGCCGAAGTCTCCAAAAGCAACAAAGCAAGGGTCTTTTTCAGGTATATAACCTTTACTCACCTCTTCTTGTTTAGGCCGAAAATTTACAACTTTTTCTTTAACAGGTGGGGTCTTTTTCAATACAGTCTCCAATTTATAAACACCATGAGAAATTTTCTCTGCTTTTCGCAACACAGGACCATGTTTGATTCCAAGTTCTTTAGCAGCAACAACAATCTCTTTGCGAGTAGCAACGTCATTATTCAGGTGTTCACGTACAAGTTCAATCTCACGGCTCATAATAATCTCCTTGATTATAGGGGAAATCCACAACACTGAAATAGTATATCAGTGTTGTGGAGAAATGTCAAGCAGAAATTTTCTGTTTATCGGAAATAATATCAACAATTCTGGAAGCAAGGAACTTCCGTTTTGCTTTTTGAGAAGAATTTTTCACAAGTGCATTCTTCAATTGTTTGGTAGTATATTTACCATCCTTAGTTTGAGTGATATCATCAAAATAATCACGTTCTTCATCTAGATTAGAAACATCGTAATAGTAATTACGATTGTATGATTCTTCACAGATTACATTTGTGTTCACTGCAAAGATTTTGTCATAGCCATTGTCAATTACTGCAAAACCATTCTTGCGATAATCAGCGGAGATTTTTTCAATTTTTTCAAAATCATCAGTGTTATACATTGACATGATGGTTTTTTTGAAAGAGTTGTTGTTATTAGGTAGCAACTCAATGCTAATAACATTCGCACCGGTTTCTTGTTTCAATACTTTAGCAAATGTACGTGTACGTTCTCTGCTCTTTGAATGGCCATATCCACCATCTTTCATTTCTGGCATTGTTAAATCATAGATCTTATCTGAATACAGTGAACGTAAGAAAATTGTGTTATCACCCCGTCTATTAGATGCTGTACCATTTCTTCCAAAAATTGTATGTAATTTATCAATTTCAATAGAGTCCTCAGTATAAGTTTCGGAATTTTTCTTCGGATGACAATTTTGTTTGTATGTCTTTGAATCGCTAACCTTTGCTGGGGATTGAATAAAATCACTATCACCATCTGTAATGGTAATGAAGTTCATGATATCCACATTCATACGTTGTTGTGTTTTGGGTAATACGTGGTTCATCAATACTAAACTATCGTTCAGTGGAGTAGAACCCAATTCAAACAAATCACTCAAAACAACAGATTGTTCTAATTGTCTTACTCTCCAATTTTGTTGAGGAAATGAATCTACTTTTTCATTACCATGTATGCGTAGATATTCATCACAAGAATTTTTCATTGATGTATATCTATGAACTGGTATCATGTTATTATTGATGAAGCAATATGCAAGATAATATAGATTTCGGAGTTGTTCTTCATAATTCTTTCTAGTAGAATCACACAACTCTATTAGTTTATAAGTATAACCGATTCTTAAATCATTTTCATCTGTTGCATGTACCACAATATCTTGTGGAGTATCATAGCTTTTTCCTGCTTCGGATGAAAATGCATATGCTACAAATGGAACATCAATCGCTTTACAGAAAGTAACTTTATTGATTAATTGTAAAATTGCATTGGTCATGATTGAACTCATGGAGCCAGACCAATCTAGAAGCAACACAAACCCATGATTTTTTTCATCTTTTATCACAGACTTGTTTAGGAACAAATCGGAATTATATTTGTAATGTGATAATTTGTGCAAGTCAAGATTACCAGTTTTAGATTCTTGCGTTCTACGATAATCTTCTGCAGCTTTTTTGCGATAAAATTCTCTAACCATATGAGAGAGAATCTGTCGCATAGAATCTTTATGCTTTTTCATAAAGTTTTGAAAACTTTCTCTTTCTGTATCGGAAAGATATGAAAAATTTTCTGTTAATGTTTCAGTGACAACTCTATTTTTAACAATAAAATCATCACAATTGATTCTTCTTGGAATATTAAGATTTAGCGGATGTCGGTATGAGAAAGAATTGTATTGATTCTCTCTATCCTTCATGAAATTTTCTTGGTTCTTTTCCCAATTCTGATCTGTTTTCGCAGAATTATTCTCAGCAAAATCTAGTCTATCATCCTTTAGATTTTGATTGATAATATTTTCCGCATCTTCTTTTCTATTCTCTTCAATTGCGTTCATCAATTCTTCAAATGCTTCTTCACCAATAGATTCTTTAACTTTGTCTAAATCCATTTGAATTGGATTGCCATAAACATCATCATAATCACTATCACCAAATTGCAAATCATCCAAATTGAATTTGATGTTTTCCAACACTTCTTTAGAGTATTCTTTTTTAATCCACTCAAACAATTCTAGAGCATTTTGATACACTTCCTCAAAGGTCTTATTTTGTACGGCGCGGTCTACCCAATATTGCTCCTCTTCTGTGAATTCACATTCAAAGTAATAATCACCTTTAAAATGTAGATTCATTCTATCAATTAAACTAAGTTCTTCTGTACTGTCATGAAAACGAATGCCAAAAAAGTTCTTGTTTACAAGCTCAAAAAATCCACGAATAAATGTGGCTTTTGAACCGGGAAACTTTTCTTTCATCATATCTTCTATGCGTTTGTCTTCCAAAACATTTAGAATAGTTCTGAAAACTTGCTCATATTCTTTGGCTTTTTCATGAGTACCAAATTCAGGTGTGTGGAGAGCATGTGATGCTTCATGCAACATGAGGAGTTCACGGGAGGCAACAGGCAGTTCTAGAATCCAAGTTGGAAATGTCATTCTGCGATTCTTGACATCAAAATATGCTGTTGATGTTTTCTTGATTTCTACACCAATATTCTCAGCGGCAAACAATTTTGCCAAACTGTCACTGTATATTTCCATAGACATATAGTTCTCCAAGGTGGGTTTTCTGACTAATGGAAAGAGTATATCACAAGAGAATCAAAAAGTCAAGGACTTTTTTTATAAATTTTTATTTTTTTATTTTTACCAAAAAACAATTCATATAACATTGCACATGAAAGCGGAAAATCGGGAATAGGATATTCTGGTAATTTGTCTGCCATTTGCAATCTCTCAACTATCAGATATTGTTCATCAATTAATCTCATCTCTTCTTGCAAATGTTTGGGATACATCTTGTAGTGACCTGAATTTACATTGTGATGCATTCCATTTCCTTGAAATGAAATCATTTTTAAATTTTATTGGATTTTATTTTGTCAAATCTTTTGTTTCTTTTATTATATTTTGATACATCAAAATCTTGAAACATTTTTATATTAATGTTATTATTTTCTGCACAATAATCTTTTAATTCTTCTTCACTATCAAAACAAAAAATTTGGTTAGCTTTTCTTTTAAAAATCATAATTAATCACATTAAATATTTTTTAATTTCTTTATATACTTCATTATCCGAAACCATTCTACATTTATAGAATTTCTTTTTTGAAATAGGGTCTACAACTATTGTTCTTTTATCTACAACAAAATCTGGCATTACTTCTTTTTTAACACCTTTTTCTGAAGCACAAAAAGAAGACCATTGAGGAGTAGTTAATATTAAATCTGTTGTATTAATTTTCTGCATTATTTTTCTTTCAGTAGATATGTTTCTATTATATCTATTTTATAATTTTTAGGAAATTTATCTTCTACATAAACATAATAAATTTTTCTTATAATTTCACACAACTCATAAGCAAGTTCATCTCTTGTTATTTTATGTCTAAATTTTGCACCTAAATTTTCATACCAACCGAACTTAACACAGAAATTTTCATAATCTTCATTAAATTGTTTAAGTATTTCAGAACATTTATTTTCAAGCATTTTCATTATATTGTTTCTTATGTTATTAGAAGCATCTACAATATCTTTTCTTATAGGTCCGACAAACTCTTGTTTTTTATATTTTTTAAAAAAATCATTCATTATACTATCAGCACTAATAATTAGTTGTCTAGTTACATTTCTTTCCAAGTTTAATGTATTTTGTTCCTCGACTGAAAGTTTTCTTAATTCTTCAAGAGTATAACTCATTTATTATTCCTCATCAGTCATATGTTCTAAGTTTAAAATATCGTCTTCTGTCAAATTATCGTAATCTAATTCATTCAAATTCATTTTTTTATTTTTAGAACTTTTTACAGGATTTTTAAACTTCTCATGTTTCATTTCGGAAACAAATTTTTTATAAGATTTCTTAGCTTCCTGTTTTTTACGATATGCTTTATCACGCATTTTCTATGTTCTCCAATCTTAGTGAAAAAATACGGCAGTTATAAAAACTGCCGTTGACAAATCTTATTTATAGTGATATCGTATCATTTGGACCATATACTCCATTTAGGTCTAATGTATCTAATGCTCTATTTTCACTATCTACAAATCCTGTTAGACCTGTAATTGCAGTTGGTGTTTGTACTCCAATTGGTCCAACAGTAGCTTCTACTATCAACATAGCAGGTGCTGGAAATGTAAGTGTTAATGTAGCTGGTACTTCATCTAACAAAGGTAATTGAAATAATAATCTACCTGTTGTAGCTCCAGCTGCAAGCTCATAAACAATACTACTTCCCCCGGGTGAAAAATTAGGCATTGGATTACCATCTGTAGTTGTGGCTGCACCTGAAGCCAGTGCTAACACAAATTGAACATTATTGGCTTTATTATTTTTAAATTGTTCTTCTAAACCAATAACTACATTAAATCCTCTTCTATTTCTTCTGACCAATGTAGCTGATAATGTTTTAATTGTTCCGACATCAGCTACTAAATTACCAGCACTATCAAAATCTATCATGTTTGATAATCCTGGAATAGTTTCTATTAATTCTGGTGCTGCGGCTGGATTTCCATTTTTCATGTACCAACCACCAGGACCTGCAAATGTTTTTGCTTTTTCTTGTGCGGTCATCCACTTTGGTTTTTCTGCTACTTTAGCTAAAAATGCTGCTGAATTTGGCATTTAAATATCCTTTTTAAGATTGTTTATACTTCTTCATTTTTTTATACAATTTTTTTCTTGTCATTTTAAGAGAAAGTCTTCCTACATAATCTGTAAACACCACGCCATTTAAATGATCTAATTCGTGTAAAAAGCCTCTTGCAAAATAATCAGATAATTCTATATTATTTATCAATCCAGTAGTTGTTTGATATTCCACATTAATAATTTTTGGTCTTCCTATATTTAGGAATAAATTTGGAAAACTCAAGCATCCTTCTTTTTCATTTACTTTTGTATCGTCTATAATTTCTATAAGTCTAGGATTGAACATTACTTGAAATTTGTTATTTTCAATAAAAATACCAAATACACGGTATGGAAATGATAATTGAATTCCTGAAACACCAAATGCTTCCGCTCCTTTAACGTAATTAAAGATAGTGTTGGCTAATTCAGTTGGGTCATAGGGAGGATTCTTAAAATCAAAAGGATTTGATACTTGTTTAAGATATTCTAAATTATCTTTTTCAGTGACTAAATTAAAATTCATCTACACCTTTAAGTAATAAAGTGACCAATAAAGTGAATTTTTCTTTTCAATACCTTTTGCATTGTGTGCATCTCTTAGAGTGGGTATTAAATTAAATAAAAATTTTGTATATCGTATTATTCTATCTTCATATGACTTTAATGAATTATTTAAAAACATTAAGGGGTTACTATCAAATAATCTCCTAGGACCTCTCCATTCAAGTGTACCAATTGAATGTGTATGAAACAGACCTCTTCTTTTATCATGATTTACATTTTTAATATTTTCAAAGTTGTTTTTCATTCGCTCATATTCTTTATACATGTATTCTGGATTTGCCCAAAATACATGCTCCATTTTTTCTCCATCAAACACTTTAAAGTTTTTATATTTTTGAGTTTCAATTAGATAAGCTAAACACATTGCAGAATTGTAAAATGATTTCAATGAGTTTAATTTATCTTTTTTTAATTTAACATGCATATGCAAAGAGCATGTATTATTTGTAACGATTCTATTTTTATATAAATCAACAAAAAAATTAATTGTTTTTAATATGTTTTTTGGTGTTACAATTAAAGGTTTAGTATTAATTTCAAATGGAACAATAGTTTCATAGTATTCATTACCATTATATTCATAATATGAAAGTTCTTTCATATCATCATCTTCTTTTATACTACAATCTCCTGTGATAAAATACAATCCATATTCTTCTGCAAGTTTTTTAATTTTTATATAATTTGATTCTAATGCAAAACCTTCTATTTCAAATCCAACGTCAAAATCAGATTGTAGAATCATAATATATTTTCCTTTATAATAGAAAATCCAGTTTTGCGCTCAACATGTAAATTTCTATCAAATTTATCTTGCAATCCATCTGTTCTATGTGAAATAACATAAACATTTGTGGAGTCAAGTTCATTTAATAAATCTACAAGTTCTTGTTGAAGAAAAGCATCCGCTGCACCATCCATCACTTCATCTAAAATTAAAATATTTGTTTTCATTTTTGCTCTCTTTGTAGCAAGATTTCTCCATGAAAACATCATAGCCAAATCAACTCTTAGTTTTTCTCCTTCGCTAAGTGAAAAATATGAGAATTCATGACCTGAAAAATTTGTAATTTTTTCATTAAATGAATTATCTAATTCAAAATTTAATTTTAATCCAAATCTTTTTAAATATAATTCCATATTTTTATTTAATAATCTCAAATACTTATTCATAATTGTAGCTTTAATACCGGTATCTTTTAGTAAAATACTACAATTTTTTTGTATCTCAGTTTCTTCATTGTAAAATTTTTCATTATACTTTAATTCATTAATAGTCTTTTCTATATCTAAAATTTCTTTTTCAGTTTTATTCACTTTTTCAACATCCAAAGTACTAGGATTTCTTAATATAGAAATTTTTTCATGATTGTTTTTAATTTTATTTTTTAATGAAAGAATTAAATTTTTTAATTCAACCTGCTTTTTTTTATTTGAATCAATATTTTTATTAATTGATATATAGTCTTCTTTTATATTTTTAAAGTCTGTTATTTTTTCAAGGAGTTGTTGAACACCTTCTTTCTTTTCTAGTATTTTTTCTTTTATTAATTCTATCTGTTTTTTTCTAAAATCTTCTTCTATGTTTTGACAACAAGTTGGACAACTGGAATTTTCAAGAAAAAAGTCATATGTTTTCTTTTGAGTTTCAACACCAAACATTATTTTGTTTTTTATTTTTTCATACTTATTTAATTCTCTATCTACAGATAACAAATCATGTTCATCTTCTATATGAAGTGTTTCTAATTCTCTTTCTTTTTCCTCTATTTCTAATGTTAGATTTTCATTTTCATTTTTAATCTCATTTATTAAGTTCTCATCAACTGTAGAAACATTTACATTAGAAAGTGCTTCTAAATGTTCTTTCTTAGAATTTAATAATTCTTCTTTTAAGAAAAGTTGATTGAGAGTAGTTTGTAATTCTGATTTAGTTTCGGTAATTTCTAATTTCAGATTGTCTGCCATCTTGGTAAAGACATGTAAATTTAAAATATCATCAACAACTAATCTCCTTTCATTTGGTTTTAATCGCATGAAAGGTATATAATTAGCAGACCCTAAAACTACAATCTGTTGAAATGTTTGATATGTAAAATTTAAAATGTTTTTTTCAAACTCAGATTGTTGATCTTTTGCAGAAGCATCAATATCTAATTTTTGATCGTTTTTAAAAATTTCAAATATGTTTGGTTTTAATCCTCGTCTAATCAAATATCTTACATTATTTTTTACAAATTGTAATTCAACTAAACACTCTTTTCCATTAAACATATTAATAAGTTGCGGTTTGTTAATTTGTCTAAATGCTTTTCCAAAAAGAGAGAATGTAATTGTATCAAGTATAGCTGAAGATTTTCCAGAAAAATTTGAGCCTGTGACAAGAGTTGATTTATAATTGACTAAATTAATTTCTGTTGGGGTTGTACCAAAGGAAAGAAAGTTCTGAAAACGAACTTTTTCAAAAATGATATGCATATTATATTACCAATGATTTAAAATGTCAAGTCTTTTTTTAGGCAAAGACAGTATTATATTGATTACTTACTTTAACAAATGTTGTGCATTTTGTCAAGTGTTTTAATTGACTTGCTCCAACATAGGTACAAGCACTACGTAATCCGCCAAGAATTTCTTGAATGGTTTCAGATACTTCACCACGATAAGGAATTAAAACTTCTCTACCTTCAGAAGCTCGGTAATCTTTCAATCCACCAAAATGTTTTTCATTAGCTTTCTTGGAACTCATGCCATAGAACTCTATATATTTTTCATCATTTTTTTCTATAATAGTTCCGCCTCCCTCATCGTGACCGGCTAACATTCCACCTAACATAACAAAGTCTGCACCACCTGCAAATGCTTTAACTACATCACCAGGACATGTACATCCTCCATCAGCAATAATCAATCCACCTAATCCATGTGCCGCATCAGCACATTCCATTACAGCAGATAGTTGTGGATATCCTACTCCAGTTTGTATGCGAGTAGTACAAGCAGAACCAGGACCAATACCCACTTTAACAATATCAACACCACTAAGAATCAATTGTTCTGCCATTTCACCAGTAACAACATTTCCAGCAATGATGAACAAAGGATTGTGTCTTCGGAATGTATCATCTGCTTTTTCATCATATATTCCTCTAAAATCAACTTCACGTATTTTTTTAACAAAATCTACAAATCTTTCACTATATCCGTTAGCCACATCAATACAAACAAATTTTAAATTTTGACATATACTATAAACATCACAGAACTTACGAAAATCATGATCTGTAATTCCAATACTCATTGCTGTGTGTTGACAATTTATTTTATTAGAAAAAAATTCAATAAGTTGTGAAGTGTCGTATGTTTTTTTAAGACATGTAAACATTTTCATTTCACTAAGTTTTTTTGCCATTTCAATTGTACCAACACCATCCATATTAGCCGCTATAATGGGAACACCAGTCCATTTAATACTAGCATAATTTCTTTCTAAAGAAACTTCATTGCGAGAAGATAGTGTTGACCTTTTAGGCCGAATAAGAACATCACTATAATCATACTTTACATCATTTTCAATTCGCATATATTTCCTTCATTTTTTCTCTTTCATTGACAAAAAATATTCAGTAATCAGTTGACTCAAATAAACATCAGGACTTATTTTTTTCCAAGAACTTATTGTATTTAATACATTATGAAAATCTTCTTCTAATTCAAATTCTATCGCATTTGTTTTACGATTTATGGCTATTTTTTTTATACCCATTCCTTTAGCAAATCTTACTGCCTTTTTATCATCAGAGAAATAATCAACCATAGTTTCATGAGTAACTGGGGTTATTTCTTTTTTAGGCGGTAATATAGAATTAGACTTCGGTCTTCTTCTTTGTGAATTAGGAGAAATAGCATTGGGTGCTAAAGATATCGTTTTAGGAGGATCTGTATTTTTGCGATTCATACTTCCTCTTCTTCAGCTTTTCTTAATAAATTTAATAGTTTATCTTCTAATCTATTTCCAAAAGAAATAGAATTTTCTTCAATATATTTTCTAACAGTATTTTGACATATTTCTTTTGTATTTTCTTCTTCAAAAGAATCATCAAGATCTTCATTATTAAATATATTTTCCTGTTCTATTATAATTACGTCAGCAGGATTATGTTGATGTAATCTTTTCATAAAAGTTTCAAATTTTAATTGACTACCTTTTTTATTACATATAACTTTTACATACGTATCTCTATATTTTTCAAAATCTATTTTATCAAATTTATTGTCATACTTTATTGTATGAAACATTTGATAAGGATTTTCAATAAATTTTAATTCACCAGTTTCAAAATTTAACATATGAAATCCTCTCACATCACCATAGTCACCCCATGTTAATTGATATGGATTTCCCAAATACATAATATTTCCTTTTTTACTGCGATGATGAAAATGACCAGAAAAAACATTTTTTACATTTTTAAAAATATTACTATCAAATTCACCATCAGAATGTACGTGTCCTTTGTACATCTCAAAACCGTTAATCTCTAAATGACCAAAACAATATTCATGATTTTTTTCTAAAAGTTCAAATGCAATGTCTCTGTTTTCTTCATTTATCCACGGCATCAACAATACATCGTTTTCATTTATTCTTACTACTTCAGGTTCTTCGCATATATACACATTCTCAAAATCATTTAATAATAATTTTAATGTGTTCACACGATTAGTATTTTTATAATATGCTGTATGATTACCAACAATACTATAAACTGTTTTTTCCATATTTAATAATTTTTGATAATATCTTTCTTTAACTTGATCTAATATATTAAAATCAATTGACTTTCTTTTATCAAAAGTATCACCAAGGTCTATAATATCTAAAACATCATATTCTTCTAATGCTGGAAAAAATACATCATCATAAAATTTAAAATAATAATCTAAAAACGTTTGTGAATTATTTCTTACACCAAAATGTTGGTCTGTAATTAATGCCACCCACTCATTCATTTATTTCCTCCACCTTTTCAAACATATCTGTTAAATTTTTTCTTTCTTTTTTCTTACGTTGTCGATTTCTTTTCTTTTCCATTTTATCTTCATATTCATTTACATAATTGCGTGTATGGATTAACCAATCATCACTCATAATTTTACCATCATAAGTATCATCATATTCCGCTTGAAATGAACTGTCAATTAGTCCATCCATATTATGTAAAGATCTTAATTTAAAATAAATTTCTCTTTTTTCTTTTTCAATTCTTCTGACAAAAGCCCATGTAGCAACTTGTGTAAAATATGAAAACGGTTCTGAAGATTTGCGAGGGTCAAATGAAGATATGTAAAGAATACAATTTTCTATCGCATCACCAATCATATCTTCACTGTGAGTTTGGCTATATTCAATAAAACCTTTTTTACGAATGAGATTTTTACATATTTTTAAGATACAACTTCCAATAAAATCATCAATAGGAATACGATGTAATAATTCTTTAACTTTCTGATTTAATATAACTTTGTCTGCAGCATCTCCATTAGCTTTTTCAATCATGTTATAATATTTCTTTTGCTTCGCTTTTACTTTTAATACAGTATCATATCTACTCAACAGATGTTCATAAAATTTTTTCTTATCTACAAAATTAGCTTTAGCCATTAGAAAATCTCCTTAATTTGTTTTTTTTAATTCTTTTATCAAACAAATATATTATATCTTAAAATTGACAGAATGTCAAGTCTTTAAATTAAATTCATAGTACTTAACATCAAAATCTTCTTCAATGTAATACTTGTATCTTTCTTCAAAGTGAGTAAAAACATAATTTTTCTTCGTTGTATATAATTTGTCCGCTATGTCATAGACGGTCGCAACATTTTTAGAATCATGTTTTCGCAAAATTCTACCAACAGACTGTAGCACTCTAATTTTAGATTTTGTTGGTGAGGAAAATATTACATTATGTAATGCCGGTATATTCACTCCTGTTGAAAATACACCGCTACTTGCTAAAATGATATTATCGGAATGGTTGTTTCTAACGTGTTGGCGAATGTTCTCACGTAATTCTGCCTTTGTTTCACCGCTCATGAAAAATATATTTTTATCTTCAATCTCTTCTGTGATTTGCTCATACAAAATAACTCCATGATTTTCAACATAATTAAACAAAATCAGAGTGTTGCCTTTCAAAGATTTTGCTAAATTAATAATAAAATCATTTCTTTTCTGGTGAGAGATCAAGTAGGCAATCTCTTCTTGATAGTTCATTTTTGGTGGAGAATTTTTATGATTTAATATCAAACATTTGATTTTTAAATCACTTAACATTTCATTATCAATCAACTCACTGGTGGTTATAATCTTCTTTGGTTCACCAATTGCACCAATAAGTAACATCTCATGAATCTTTTCTCCAGTCAAAGTTCCGGTAAGTCCCACTCGGAAATCTGCATGATTACAGTAGTTTAGAATTTTCTGAAGTGTATTTCCAGTAGCTAAATGAGTTTCATCAATAACAACGGTGTCAAATTGGTCAAACCAATCTCGCTCAAGATTCTGCAGACTTTGCCAAGTTGAAATCATGATTGGTGAAGAAACTTCTTTAGTCCTACCTGCATATACCTCTTGAACAGATAATTTATCTATATTAATTGCATATTCCTCAAAATCAGATCTCATCTGAGTTACAAGATTAACAGTAGGTACAATCATCAAAACCCTACGGTCTAACTCGTAGAATAAACGCATGAGCAAATATATAATAGCAGACTTACCACTACCAGTAGGTGAGACTAAAATGGACCGTTGTTTCTGAACAGCATGAACAAATGCCTGAATCTGATAGTCTCTAACTTCAAATGGCATTTGTAAATTTTCAATAAATTCTATAGCATTTTCTTCACTAAAATCTACAGGTTCTAAAGAAAATTCAGATTCAAATTCATATTCTTTAATCTTACAATAATTTTTTAAACGGTGAATTAACCCATAAGGAATAGTTTTTGTTCGCATATTTACTAAGCGTATTTTACCATCCCATTTTTTAGCTTTAAATTTAGGATGATATCTTGCACTTGGTATAAAATATGAGAAAACATCACTCAATTCATTCATTACGCTTGGAGAACAAATTAATCTACAATCACTATGATTTAAAAAATTTACATTTATTTTTTCCATTATACTCTCAAATTATTCCATTTTTAATTTTATACAAATCTATAAATTTACTAAAATTCCATTTCCAATCTGTAATGAATTTCATACATGTTCTAATTTTTTCAATAGTTAATTCTTTCATTTTTATTTTAGTTTTAATATCAAGAATTCTACTATCAGAACGTACCATCATATCAATTTCAGGTTTAGTATACGAAATTTGTAACGCTTCTAATTGATATTTCTCAATATCATCATCAGACATAGGTTTTTTTGAATAATATAATTTTAATACTTTTTCCATTTGTTCTTGTTTTTTTTGTAAACCATAAAGTTCTTTACAAGCTTCGTAATAGAAATCAGAGTATTTGTTGTACTTATTTTCAACGCTTAATGTAATCTCATCTAAATTAGATAAATTCTTTGTAATATCTTCATATTTTGGATAGTCGTTGTTCCATTCGGAAGAAATCAATTCATGGGTAATCATATTAACTCCAAAAACAAAATTATTTTTTGACAACTTCCCTTCTGTAAATTGTATAATTAAAAGAAGCTGAAGCAAGTAGTTCATTAGCATCCGCAGCCATCAAATTCAAACCAGTTAATGTATTGGGTATTACATTATAGAAATGAAATCTATATAAAGGTAGGTTATAACTATCATTAATAGTCAAAAATCCATAACTATCAACACCTTCAAATCTTTCTAAATCTTTTCTATCATTAAAACTATCAGGAAATGAAATTGCTCTTATCCAATCATGTATTTCAAAATAATTAGCAAAATCTTCCTGCACTAAAAAATTAATATTTAATTGATCAAAAGTAGCTGAATCGGCTCCATGATAAGTTGGATTTAGTATAGTTGGAACTATTGGATTGCTTATTGATAATCCAGGTAAATTCACCTCGTTTAACGTATATGTAACATTTGGGAGAATAGAAAATACCATCTCAAAACGATTTACTTGAGAAAAATTATTATCTAAATCCCCATTGTTAATACTTAGTAATGAAGGCGCTGACATGAATTCTCCTAATTTATTTAATATTTTGAACTACTTATATTTATGTTTGAAAAAATACTTGATTTTTTCAAACTTTTGTGGTATTCTATAAATAGAATGTAAACTTAAATTAGCTTACTAAAATAAAATAAAGAAATATGAAACCATTTATTATACACGATTCCGATATAAAAGTCAATGTTAGTATTCGTTACTCTTCTAATTTAGAACAAAATGAAGTACAAATAATTTCAAAAAATAATGAATGTTTTATTTTTCCCGAAGAAATTGTAAAAAAAAATATTAGCAAAAACACTTTAAAATTATTAAATGTAGATGATTTTGGAATTTTAAATAGTTTCTCTGTAATGAACACTTTTAACCAACACAAGAAAAAAAAATATGAATAATTCTAAAATTTTTCAATTTTCTAAATCGGTAGCACCAATTAAATGGACTGGTGAATATGATGGAGTAAAAATAAAAGAAAAAATAGTTTATTCTGATGGTTCTGAATTAGAAATGCTACTTACTTTAAGTAATAATGATATAGATTCTATGGAAAATAAATTAAATGATTTATTTCATTTATATGAAGAGGACTATGAAGATATAGATAAAGAAGATATTGATGATGAAAATGACAGTGTATATGTAATAGTGGAAGAAAATGGAAATTCATTTCCGATACATAAAGATGTATTGGATATATATATGGAAATGATGGAGACTTAACAATATATGGGAACAAGTATGTCTGCGTTAGAAGAACTTAGAGATATTAAAAATTTATTACAAGAAATTAATTCAGGCGGAGAAACATATGTTGATTCTGCAGCGGATTATATTAATGCAAATATTATTTCTGAATTACAAAATAATCCTAATGTTAATATTTTTGAAAAGATTGATAAAGAAGGCGGAGTATATACGCAAGAAGAAGAAACTTGTATGATTATATTAGACCTACCAGAAAAATTAGTATTAGAATTATCAATGCGGGCTCATGCGAAAGAAACAACATTAATGAAATATATTGTACAGAAATTAAAGGAATGTTAATATGGAAGAACAGGATGAACTAGTGACTATTGATATACCTACCGATACATTCATAGAATTAGCGTTAGAAGCACACAAAAGAGATATAAAATTAAATGATTTAATTGTTGAGATTTTAACGGATTATGCTAAAAAAGTTTTAAAAGATAAATAGATATACACTCTATTAACTAACTTTTTTAACCATTTTAAAATGTCCGAATTATCAAGAGAACAATTTTATGAGTGGTTATCTAAACATGAAGTTAAGATACTTGAAAAACAAAACGAACTAGATATCAAGTTAAGGTCTTTTGAAAGAGAAGTAACTGATATTAGTAAAAGAGTATTTGACGATGAACATTTAAATCGTGAGTTTGAAACTTTTTTTTACAAAGTTATTCTTCCTAAAGTCGGGTCAATTATAGATAGAGAGAAGAATAATCATGAAAAATTGTTAGATCATATTCATGATAAGATAGAAGAGTTGGATGGTAATACGGTTAAAAAATCAAATGTTTCAAAATATGTAGGTGCGATACTTGGAGTTGTTTTTGCCGGGGGTTTAGGTTCTGTTTGGAATTCGTTATATGATATGCAAACTAAACTGGATTCCGTGCCATTATTGAAAACCCAAGTGTCTGAAATGTTGGTTAACAATAGAGGTGTTGAAAAACAATTGTTTATCATGGAAGGCAATGTGGATTCTATGAAAGAATCTATGATTGTCATAGAAGACAAGATCATGAAAGTTTCCAGTAGATTAAATACCGCAGAAAAAAGTATAGAAACAAATACTTTTAGCATTTCTGACGCATATTCCAAACTATCTAAAATTCTCCCTAAAAATCCCTAATGAAAAAAATTATACTCACACTAATCTTTTGTTTAGTGTACAGTTTATTGTACGCTGAATTGCGTTTAAATACACGTTCATGGTTAACTACTAGCTATGTAGAAACATCAGAAAACAAAGTACCAGAAGAATATACAAATATAGAAGCTGGTTTACAACTAAATGTAGGTATAACAAAAAACTTACATTGGAATTCATTGTTTGCTTTTGAAACTGCATATGATGATGAAAGATACTTAGACTTTAACTATTCATTTGTACAAGCAGATTTTAAGAATAGAGATTTTGGTGGTGGATACCGAGTTGGTAGATTGAGTGTTCCTTTTGGATTTTGGAGTGATACAAAGTTTGCACCAGAAAGACCATTTGTTCTACAATATTATCCAACAAATATGGTATGGCAAAATTCAAGAAAACTTTTAACATCAATTGATGGACATTCTTTATTTGGTAGATATCACATTGGAGGACTCTGTTTAGAGTTAGAATATTTAACTGGTAAAAATACTGATTTAAGACCGAAAGAAGATTACGTACAAGATTTTGTTGGTATGGAACCAGTACAACAGAATGTTAATTATGGATATCAATTAGAAGCAAATTATCGTAGTTTTAGATATCGTCAAATAGAAAGTAGTATCACTGCTGACTTCTTTGTAACTCCAGAATTCTATAGTTTAAATCCATTTATACCAGATAGTCAAAAAACATATAAAGAAGTTGATTTAAATTATATTTACAGATACAATGCTGCAGAATACTATTGGGATAATTATATTTTTACTGTAGAAAAAATAGATAGATTAAGACAAGCTGATGGAACTGCAAATGATTTAATGCAACAGTTTTACGGATTTAGATTACCTACATCCAAACAACAGTTTTGGAATACAATGGTTCAATATCGTACTTATAAATATAAATTATGGGCAAATTACGGATTTGATAACATAGAAGATACCGAAGAAGAAACTCATAGGGGGGCTGGTGTTTCTTATGACTATCTTGATAATTTGATTCTTAAAGGTCAGTATGGTAATTCTAACGGCACACATCAATTAACGTGGAAAGAAAACAGAAGAGCAATTACAAATAATCTAAAGGAATACTGGGATATCTATGCGGTCTCTATTACTTACGTTTTTTAATTTAGCAGTAGCTTTTTTATTAACAACTACAACTATACAAGCTCAAAATTCTATAGCCGTTCATCCTCAGAATAAACTAACACAAGTTGAGGGTGAAGAACTTATGTATTTTTTGGAAGGTAGAACAGATACTATTCAAGGTGTTCAAACAACTTTAGTCATTGTTTTATATGGTAAAGATTCAACTTTATTAGATTCGGTAGTACGTGAAATATCCGTTTTACCTCCACATCTTCTTAAAAGAAAAATAGAAGAAAAGATTGCCAGAGGACAACTAGAACAAGTTGAAGTTAAAGCAACAACTATGGATTCATATCGTTATGTTTTGGGAAATAGAAATGCAATTGCACTTAGTAATGAAGATACAGCTGGACTAGCTGATATCATTGGACTAAAATTAATTCCTATACAGGTCAACTAATAAACCTGCTAAATATATATAAATTATATTTTAACTTTAATCTAACAGAACATGAAGTCATTTAAACTATTTTTAGATCAAATCACAGAAGCCGCCAAGAAAAAGAAACCAGATTTTCTTGATATAGATAAAGATGGTGATAAAGAAGAATCTATGGAGAAAGCTGCAGATGACAAAGAAGAAGATAAAAAAGATGATGATAAAAAAGATAAATGAAACGATACAGTGAATTCTGGGAAGTTATCCTAGAGAAATCCTTATCTAAAAGTCAACAAAGACTAATGGGTATGGTATACGCCTATAAAAAAGGCCGAATGAAAGATGCTTCTGATGAAGTAAAAAAGATAGCTAAAGGTATGTCTATGAAAGATGCAAAGAAATTTGCATCTACTAAACATAAAGATTTGCCAGAGTATAAAAAATAATACTTGACTTCTTATAATTTATTAGCCGCTTAATTTATATAAAAAAATATCAATGTATTTTTTATGAGATTGTAATTTTTTATAAATGTTAATCTTCTTTTATAGTTGAAGATTTTTAATTGAAAGGAAATGACATGTTAAATCCGATTGTTAGTGTTGTTATGGGAAGTAAAAGTGATTGGGATATCATGAAACCCGCATGTGACACACTCCAAGAATATAATATTCCCCACGAAAAAAAAATTCTATCCGCACATAGAACACCTTTGAAAATGGCTACATATGCTAAAAATGCTATTCAAAATGGATTTAAAGTAATTATTGCCGGTGCTGGTGGAGCAGCACATTTACCAGGAATGTTTGCTGCATTAACTACAATTCCTGTAATCGGTGTTCCAGTAAGAACCTCTACTGCTGAAGGATTGGATAGTTTATTATCTATTGTGCAAATGCCAAGAGGTGTGCCTGTCGCAACAGTAGCGATTAACAATTCTAAAAATGCGGCTCTTTTATCTCTTCAAATATTAGCACTAAACAATACTACACTTCATCAAAAATTAATTTCCGAAAGAGTAAAGCAAGAAAAAGATATAGACATTATTAATTCTGAATTTAATACTTATTATGAAGATGGAAATGTTACTGTAGTTGATAATAATATATTTTAATATACATATGAGATTGTAATGTGAGAGTAAAAATTGTAGGAAATGGTGGCAGAGAATCTGCAATAAAATGGAAATTAACAAAACATTGTCATGAAATTGTAAATGATTTGCAAGAATTAACTGTCGTAGGTCCTGAAGGACCTATTGCAGATGGTATTGCCGATAGACATGGTTTCATAAGAATAGTTGCGCCTAGTATGCTTGCGGCTAGATTAGAATCTAGTAAATTGTGGGCCAAACAGTTTATGCAACGATGGGATATACCCACTGCAAGATGGATGACGTATACTAGAAATCCTGATGGTATGAATCAAGCGTTGCTTGACCTTGATATCATGCGTAATAATCGTTCCCACAAAATTATAAGTATTAAACCACTAGATTTAGAAAATCCATATTATCCAGTAGTAATAAAAGAAGATGGACTTTGTGGAGGAAAGGGAGTAGTAATTGCAAGAACTCAAGAAGAAGCTTGGAGGAATATTCCACCTATCTTTATTAATAATATTTTTAAATCTTCTTCTAATAAAGTATTATTTGAAGACTATGTATTTGGTTTTGAAGCAAGTTGTTTTGTCATGTCAGACGGAGATAGCTATAAAATATTACCATTTTGTAAAGATTATAAAAGAATAAATGATGGTGATGAAGGACCAAATACAGGCGGAATGGGTGCTATTGCTCCACATCCACTTGTCACTGATAAAATGAAAAAAAGAATAGAAGATACTATTATAAAACCTACATTAAATGGAATGCGTTTAGAAGGTTGTAGATATAAAGGAATATTATATATAGGATTAATGATAAATGAAAATGGTCCTTTTGTCTTAGAATATAATGTTAGATTTGGAGACCCTGAATGTCAAGTACTAATGATGCTTATGAAAGATGACTTAGCTCCGTATTTAAAGGCAATTTCTGAAGGAACATTAGATAATTTACCCGACCCAAAATTTCATGAAGGATATGCTATTACAGTTTCTTTATGTTCACAAGGATATCCTCAAAAATATGAACATGGTTATTGCATTGAAGGTTTAGATAAAATTGATAATAGTGTTCAAGTATTTCACGCGGGAACCGTATTTGATGAACAATCTCAAAAATACAAAACAAATGGTGGAAGAGTATTAAATGTAACAACATTTGAAAAAACACTTGACAAAGCTAGAGAAAACGTGTATAATGCAGTGAATAAAATCAATTTTGATAATATGATCTACAGAAAGGACATAGGCAAAAATGAAAAAAGTGGCAATTCAAACAAAGCTTCGGAGTGGAATCAAAGACGTAGAAGGGGAAACAATACTGAACTCCGTAGGAAAAGATTTAAAAATCACTCACATTTCCGTAGGGGAGATTTATTATCTAGAAATAGAGAATGATGCTGACGTTGATGATATTGCTAAAAAACTTTTTGTAAACGAATTACTCTATGATTATGAAGTAAAATATGTTGACTAAAGATGAACTAATTGAAATTGAAAAAAGATTAAATAGAAAACCGAATCATACAGAAGAATCCGTTTTTGATGCAATGTGGAGTGAACATTGCAGTTATAAAACAAGCAAGCCTCATTTACGTAGATTATACACAGATAACAAATATGTTTTTTCAAGTCCTGGTGAAAACGCTGGAGTAATTAGTATTGGTGGCACTGATAAAGTCGCATTTAAAATGGAGTCACATAATCACCCAAGTTATATTGAACCATTTCAAGGTGCAGCAACCGGAGTTGGTGGTATTCTACGTGATATCTTTACAATGGGATTTAGACCTATTGCACTTACCAATAATTTATTTTTCGGAGACCCTGCATTTTCTGATGATAGTAAACGTGTTATGGATGGAGTGATTGCAGGATTAACACACTATGGAAATTGTGTAGGTGTACCCACTGTCAGTAGTAAAATAAAGTTTAATGAAAGATATGAAAAAAATCCACTAGTAAATGCAATGGCAATTGGTCATACTAGAGAACGTATTATAAAAAGTGTAGCCAAAAATCCGGGAAGATTATTATATGTCGGTGCTAAGACAGGAAGAGATGGTATTGGCGGAGCAGTAATGGCAAGTGATAGTTTCACAGATGGTGTAGATTTACGCCCTACTGTACAAGTGGGAGATCCATATCTAGAAAAGTTGTTAATAGAAGCCTGTCTTGAACTAGCAAAAACAGAACATGTGATTGCCGCACAAGATATGGGAGCAGCAGGACTTACCAGTTCTTCTACTGAAATAGGTATAAAAGGAGGCTCTGCATTATTTAAAGGAACATGTGGTATAGAATTAAATCTAGATAAAGTTCCGTTAAGAGAAACAGGTATGGAAGCTTGGGAGATTTTACTCAGTGAATCTCAGGAAAGAATGTTGTTTGTTTTGCACGATCGGGGAATAGAAGAAGCTAAAGCTATTTTTGATAAATGGGATTTGGATTGTGTAGAAATTGGTCATACAACAGAAGATGGAAATTTTACAGTGTATAAGGATGGTAATGTTTGTTGTAATTTTCCGCTTAGTGCTTTAGAATATCCAGAAATGGAAAGACCCTGGAAACCAATATTTGAAAGAGAAGAAGCACAGGAGAATTATTTTTATAGTTCAGAATTAATTCATTCTCAATATGATAGTGAAGTTCAAGGTAATACAATAAAGGGTATTAGAGATGATGTAGCTATTGTCAGAATACCTAGAAAAGATGCCAGAGGTAAAGATAAACAAATTGCAATTTATACTGATAGCTTTCCATATCAGAGTTATATTAATCCAGACCAAGGAGCAGAGAATTGTATAGTTTCAGTTTATGATAAATTAGTTTCTATTGGTGCTAAACCTATAGCATTAACAAATTGTTTGAATTTCGGCAATCCTGAGAACCCTGAGATTATGTTTGAGTTTAAAGAAACTATAGATGCAATGGCTAGAATCTGTGAGAAACTGGACTTTCCTGTTGTCAGCGGCAATGTGAGTTTCTATAATGAAACATCAGGACAAAATATATTACCTACTCCAGTATTTGGAGCAATTGGTTTAATGGAGGATTAATGTATAAGGTTGGAGTTGTTATATTTCCTGGTTCCAATTGTGAGCAAGAAACTATTAGATTTTTAAAGACTTATAAGGAATTCCAAGTATCTACAATTTGGCACAAAGAAAGTTCTGTTCCAAAATTAGATATGTATGTTTTACCAGGTGGATTTAGTTATGGAGATTATTTACGTGCCGGTATTCTTGCAAGTTTAAGTCCAGCAATGAATGATATTGAAAAATATGCCAATGATGGTAGAAAAGTTTTAGGAATATGTAATGGATTTCAGATTCTATGTGAGAGAAAGATATTAACCGGCACACTGAGAAAAAATAATACTTTAAAATTCATATGCAAAGAAGTTGAATTATATGATAATCATCTAAAAAACATTACTGTACCAATTGCACATGGAGACGGACAGTTTTATTGTAATAAAAATGATCATTTTAATTTTGAAGTAGCTTGGCGCTACAAACCACTCAATCCAAACGGAAGTCTACATGCTATAGCTGGCATATACAACAATAAAGGTAATGTTCTTGGATTAATGCCTCATCCAGAACGTGCTTTTGAAAGTCATCACAAAAGTAAAGATGGTTATATAATAATAGATAAATTCTTATTAAGGTAATTATGAATTATAAAGATGCTGGAGTTGATGTAAATTTGGCAAATAATCTTGTAGATAAAATAAAAACTTATTCAGACCAAATTGGTAAATTTTCAGCTACGTGTGTTCTTCCGCAATGGTCAAATGGTAGTCTTGTTATGAGTTGTGATGGGGTAGGTACAAAAGTATTACTTGCAAAATATGCTAAAGAAGTTTATCAACGTCCAATGAATTCAATTGGAGAAGATTGTGTAGCTATGGTAATGAATGATATTTTATGTGAAAATGCAGAACCTCTTTTTTTTATGGATTATTTTGCAACAGGTGAGTTAAATGAATCTTTTTATCTGGAAGTAATAGCAGGTATAGATAGTGCTTGTAAAAATATAAATGTAAAATTAGTAGGAGGTGAAACTGCTGAATTACCAGAAATGTTTAAAACAAATAAAAACTTTGATGTTTGTGGATTTGGAGTAGGTACAAAATTAGATGAAAATACAAAGAAAATTAAAAAGAATGATATTTTAATTGGACTTTATAGTACCGGTCTTCATAGTAATGGTTTTAGTTTAATAAACAAATTACTAAAAGATGACTATAAAATTAAAATAACAGAAGAACTGTTAAATAATTTGTTAAAACCAACTAAAATATATAAAAATGATTTAGATGAATTTAGAAAAAAATTAGTAGATATTAAAGCAGTTGCTCACATTACTGGAGGTGGTTGGAATAATATTAATAGAAGTATTTCATCTAAACATTCTATAAACTGGAAATCAGAATCAAAAATTTATTTTGCACATGAAGAATTGTTTAGTTGGTTACAAGAAAAAACATCATTAACAAATGATGAAATGAGAAGCACATTTAATTGTGGTTTAGGAATGGTTTTAGTAGTTGATCCTAAAAATTTAAAATCTGTTAATTTAAATTATGAAGTTTTGGGTGTATTAGAAAGTTGATTATTAAAAGGAAAATATCATGAAAGTTTATTTGTGTGGTTATCGTAGTTACTTGCATTTTTTTTATGATTGGCTTGTAGATGCAGAAGAAAGCGGAAAAATTAGTAAAAGAACTTATGATATTCTTTTTAGTATTAATGATAAATTGTGTACAGTTGTCAATTGGGTTTGGCAACGTACACGTTTTGATTATGTAAAAATAGATGGAGATGATATATATAGTTTAGATTATAAACTTTCTCAGGTTATTCATCCAGCACTTGTTAAGTTAAGAAAGGATAATGTATATTCTGTTCCATTTGTATCAAGTGATGATGTACCTGAAGAATTAAAATTAGAAGATGATTCTCCAGTTAATGACACTGATATAGAATTTTTAGAAAAAAGATGGCACTATGTTTTGGATGAAATGATTTATGCATTTGAAAAAGTGAAGGAAGATAACATTATATTATTAAGCACAGAAAAGAGAAAAAGAGTTGATAATGGACTTTTGTTGTTTGGTAAATACTATTGTAATTTATGGATTTAGTGATAACAATAAATCAAACAAGGAGGTATGACAACTGAAGGATTGGATTCTGAAAAATATAAAGAAGAAAAAGAAAGTGCAGATAATTTTAATATAAAATATAATGTAGTCAGATATGTTTTACATCATCGCTAAGAGGTAAAATTGATTATTGGAGATAAAGATTTTACAATTTCTATTACAGAAAAAGCAAAAAATATATTTTATGAAGCAGATGAAAAATTTATAAGAGTTGGAGCAAATCCAGGAGGATGTTCGGGATGGAGATGGACACTTGAATCAACTAATGACCTCAAACTCAATGATGTTACATTTGAAGGTGGTAGAATAATCATTGATAAAGAACTATTGACAAACGTTATAGGTTCTATTACTATAGATTATAAGGATGATAATTTAATTGAACAAGGGTTTGTTTTTTTAACTAATTCAGGACAATGTGGTTGTGGAGAATCTTTTCAACCGTTAAATTCTAATTTTAAATTAGGAATTGAATAATATGTCATACAGCAAAGAAGTCTTGGACCATTATAATGACCCAAAAAATGTAGGAAGTTTTTCTAAAGATGATGAAAATATTGGTACAGGATTAGTAGGCGCACCTGAATGTGGTGATGTAATGAAACTACAAATCAAAGTAGAAAACGATAGAATAGTTGACGCTAAATTTAAAACATTTGGTTGTGGAAGTGCAATTGCTAGTTCCAGTTTAGCAACTGAATGGGTAAAAGGAAAAACAATAGATGAGGCACTTGAAATAAAAAATACTGAAATAGTTGAAGAACTCTCTCTACCTCCCGTTAAAATTCATTGTTCTGTTTTAGCAGAAGATGCTATTAAAGCCGCAATCAAAAATTATCGTGAAAGAACCGTATGATTATATACGTAGACATAGATGGAACCATTTGTGAAGAAGTTAAAATGGCAGATGGTTCCAAAGACTATCCGAATCATAAGCCAATATATGAACGGATTATGTATTTAAATTCTTTATATGATGAAGGTCATGAGATACATTATTGGACTGCAAGAGGAGCCAGAAGTGGTATAGACTGGACTGAATTGACAAATAAACAAATAAAAGAATGGGGATGTAAGCACACAAGTGTAACTGTTGGAGGAAAACCACACTTTGATATATATGTTTGTGACAAAAGTTTTAATGCCGATGCATGGTTTACACATCAAAAATTACATAAAAAATTAAAAAAATAACTTGACATTTCTTTCAAGTCTGATATACTTATTTCTATAGTTTGATTGACCCAACTCAAACCTTAGAGGTATCATGGAAAATTTTGAAAATGCAATTGCCATTTATCTTCAAGCAATCATAGCAGACTATAAAGTATTTTCATCATGGGGAAGGAACCTGAGAGCAACCAGAACAGAAGCAGAAGTCAGAAGTCAGATGATTGAAAAGTTTGAGAAAGGTATTGATATTACATATGGTAAGAAATATGCCAAAGTGACTACAACTATTGGTAATGGTCAAGAAACTGTTCATTCTTTTGTTGTATTGGAAGACGGTACTAAATTCAAAAGAGGTGACATTCTGATGGCAGCAAGTTGGGCAAGTCCTGCAAAAAATAAGGCAAGAGGAAATATTTTTGGTGAGTACAAAACAAAATGGACAGGTGCAGAGTACCTTTAATTTATTAACATAATTAATGAGATTATATAATGTCAAACAAATCAAAAGCCGGTTCTAGTCAACATAATGCAGAATTAAAAGCCGGGCAAGTTAAGTTTTTAGAAACAGGCGGTGCTACTGAAAATATCAGACAATCATCTTCAATATGTTTTCGCAGAATTGAAATTATTGATGGTAAAAAATATAGAGTTTTTTCATGAAAGAATTAGTGGATCATCCAGAGCATTACAATTCTCATCCTTCTGGTGTGGAAGCAATTGTTATTGTTGAGAACATGTCATTTGGATTGGGTAATGCATTTAAGTATGTATATAGACACAAATATAAGAATGGTGTAGAAGATTTAAAAAAAGCTATCTGGTATTTGAAACGTGAAATAGATAATCCGATTTATGATCATAGACACCCGGATTATAGATATTTTGGAGTGTATGATGCATTTCTTGAAATATTAAAACATGAAGAGGATGATACAGTAAGACAAGTACTTGATTATATATATTACTATTCTTATACAAATAAAAATTCTAAAGAATTAGAAAAGGCTATTGATTTAATCAATCTTTTAATTTTAAAATATAATAAAATATAGAACATTATATGCTAAATTATATAATTAATATTATGGAGTTTAATATGAGGACTTTGTTTGTTGTTTTTGCTATTTCTTTATTTGCGGCATCTTGCACACATAATCATTTTTGCTGGCCTGGCAATTATGAAAATGGTATGATGAAAAATACCCTATCATGTGAACGTATTAATCATTAATATGAAAAACGAATATACTCACCTAAAAACAATTAAAAAAGTTATAGAACAGCATGAATATGATTATAAGTCTTTATATATTCTTATGATTAATGATGTTGTCAATAAAGTTGATTTTAGGAGTATGAGTGAGTATATGCGTATCCTTGAATTAAAATGGAATAATGTTACACCTCCGCAAAGATTGATTAAATCAACATGTTACCACTTATTAATAGATTCTGCTACAAAATTAATAAACAATAAATTAGATAAAATATTTTGTAATCATGAACATCTTAATGTTGAAATATACAGTATTAATTATCATGATAAAAACTTAGCAGGAAATATTAATGTATATTTTAATTTAGAAAGAAAGGAAAATTTACTGAGGGATTATTTTTCATTAGTAGATTTTGAAAATGCTTATTTGTCTACAGATGAAAAAATAGAAATTTTAAATAATAGATTATCAGCAGTAGAAGATAAGCTTGAATTAGAACGTATAAGAAAAAAAATAGATAGTCATCCTGACACTTCTGAATGAACGGATTTTTACAGAAATAATCCGATTTTCCCCTTGACATTTCTCCCGCATCTGCTATGATCTGATCATTGAGTGAGTGATTCCTAATCCAAAAGGAGAACGTTATGATGATTCGCAAAATCTCTCAAGACCAACATCAGCAGATGCAAGCACTCAAAGAAAAGTATGACCAATCTCATGGTTCACCATTTGATGTTGGTACATGTGATAGCTACTACTACCGACCAGAATCCCCAAATTATTGGGAAGGCGGCTCCAAAATCAGAGGAACTCAAATCTTTGAAGCAGATATGACCCCAGAGCAAATTGAAGCATACCATGCTGGTTATGCATACAATGAGTGGATGGGAGATAAAAAAGAATGGTAGTCATTTTTTTACTTGACATTTTGATTATCCTAGTGTATACTATCTTCTGTTGATTGATTAAATAACTTCTCAAGGAGAATCGTCATGGCAAACGTAAATCTTTCCCAAGTTCACAATGCACTTTCCCAAAAACTGAGTGGCAAGGAACTCTCCATTGCACAAGAAGTTGTCAACAAGATTGTTAAAAAGAATGGTGCGCTACGTGCCTCAAAGCCAAAAGGTGAGAGTGGTGTAGACTCTCTTGCTAAATATGTATGGCGCATGGTAGCGTTTGTTTGTTTGCCTGGCCAAAATGCATGTATGCCTGTTACAGCGGATTTTGATTTGTATTCCTACATTGAATCAGAAAAGCCGCATCTCAAAGGCGTTGAAACTATTCGTTACGCAAGAATCAAGGACAACGATGAGAAAGTTCTTGCGCAAACTATAGAAGATGCTGTTTGTCATGCAATCCCTAAAAACGAATGGAGAAACATCCGTGCTTGGGGAAGAGCATTGGGATACTAATTCTAACAAACGGAGTTTTCATGATATGGGGTGTAACGTTTTTACTCTCAGCACTTAAACTTATCGGGTTAATAACAGCACCCTGGGTTTTAATCTTTCTACCAATGATTTTGACAAGTTCATTCATAATCTTTGGTTTAGCTTACATTGGTTTCAATAAATTAGAGGAAGAAGAAGAATGAAAGAATTTGATGTTATTGTGGCAATTACTGGATTTATTTTATTCAACACTGTTTTTGCAATTAGTATCGCAGGTATGATTTGATATGAAAGATGGTAAAAATTTAGTACTCTGGTTATTTTTCATGATAGTAACTTTTACCGTATTAGCCATATTAGAAACAGTTCTTGAGGTTCCGGACATATGAATGCGCAAATGATTTTGAGAGATGAACTAAACTTTCTTGAAAATTTATATGAGCATAAAATAACTGATGATGTGTTGGATCAATTGTTTGGAACTAAACGGCTTATCAAAGTTTCTATGTTTATTGAAACTCTTAAAAATTATTTGTCAAAAGGCACGGCTTCTATTTCAAGAGGTAATGTAGCAATTTATGATGACCTGCATGTTGTGGAACATCCAAATGGTGACTTAATAGGATATGTTTATAAAAGACCTTCATCTGGTCAGAGTACAATTAAACGTTCTCCATCAGATGTATTCTTTGACTATTTTGATAATAGAGGATAATTATGAAATCTAAATTTTATTTCTTCAGTGACCCTGCACATGGATGGTTGAGAGTTGACCGTGATACATTAACAGAACTTGGTTTGACTCAAAATGATTTTACAGAGTATTCATACATTGACATTCATTATATGTATTTGGAAGAAGATCATGATGCATCAAAGTTCATGACAGAATGGGCTAAGAAAATGCCATCAACCAGTAAGCTACAAATTGTTGAGAGAGTTTCTGAGAAAAAAGATTCGTTTGTTCGTAGGAAATACCAAAACTTTAGAATCAAAGAGGTTGCTTGAAACTATTCGGAAAAGAACTTAAACTTTTTTTTGTGGAGAAACTATCTGAAAATTGGGCATGGGAAATAGAATTTTTAAAATGGACGGGTTCTTGGGGAAATTTTCTAGTTTATGAAAATTCAATATCATTGAGATTGAAGGGGGACAATAGAGGAATCTATTGGTCCTATCATATTCTCGGTTTTAAAATTATTGAACTGAATGTTTACGATACACGCCATGAAGAACAAATTTCTATTGTAAATAGAGGTTTAGACCATTAAAACATCTATTGTTGCAGATTGTAGTTCATCTAAATTAATTTTTAATCTGTGTAATAAGTTAAGAAAAATCCAATATAGCTGACTTGCGTGACATGATTGCCATCGCCATAGGAATCTGCATATAAAGCATTTACCAATTGCCATTTATCTGCATGTGCTGCTGTTCCATTATATGTAAAACTTCCTACTGCATGAGCAAATA